TTTTATTTTGAAAGTTACAGGTGAAGATAAATCTACAGTTGGAAGAGAATTCCTCAATATTTGCTCTGAGAAGGAGCTGTACGTCGGGAGTGGTATTGTCTGCTTCGTCAATGATGATGACTTTATGTTTTGAGTCGCTTGTAAGAGAGACGGTAGATGCGAAGTTCTTTGCGTTGTTCCGAACAGTGTCAAGAAAACGTCCTTCATCCGATCCATTAATGACATAATAGTCTGCTCCAAGTTGATGACATAATGCCTTTGCTACTGTAGTCTTACCTATACCTGGTGGACCTGACAAAAGCATATTAGGTATCTCTCCCTTCTCAACAAAATCTTGAAAAGTTTGTTTTGTTGTTTTAGGTAAGATACATTCTTCAATTGTTTTGGGTCTATATTTTTCGACCCATATAAAATCACTCATAATAAAATTGCAACTTTGCTAATTGCTATGCTCATCAAAAATGCTAACATAATTGCAACATCCCACTGTTTGTTTTGAACATAAAAAGGAATGCAGATGATATCAGCAATAATGTGTATTATCGCACCATAAAAGGTTGATACATGTAGTATAACAAAATACGCACAAATAATCAACACTGAACCTGTGATTCTTCCTGCGACTAATAAATTCATTTAAAACCTTTAGATTGCTTCTTTGGTTTTGGTTTATCAATAACGTGAACAACTGTTCCTTCAAACCAAGGTGAATGACAATTATTCCACCACCATTCTTGAACCTCATCCCAAGATTCTACCACAAAAGATTTGTTTTGACAAACTATTCGATAATGATGACGGTCATAAGGTATATCAGAAGTTTGAGAAAAATATCTTGGGTCTTCTTTAGCAATTAACTCTGTCATTTTCTTTAGCTCTCCATTCTTTTCTCATTTTAACATAAACATCGCTTTTTGCAACAATGTCACGAACTTTTTTGAATACTCTTGCAGACTCTGCGTACTTACTACTTAAGTTGTCTTCTTCTTGAGGTAAGACTTCTTTAGTTCCTTTTTTGTATTTTCTACCAGAGTTATGATTTGCATATCTTCTAGCACGAGTAAATCCCATTTCTAGAAATTTACGACACATATCCATACCAATAAAGTCTCCTTCATCACGGTAATCAAGATACATTGCAAATATTTTATTAGAAGATATTATTGCTTCTCTAGGAGTTTTGAATCTCCAATGATTACAAATAATGTTAGTATAAGGGCGAACCAGTAGAACTCCTTGCTCTCCCCTTCCAATACGATAAAGTTCACGAGTCTCCGTATTTGTAAAGTCAAGTTTTTTGTAATCGAGGTCATAGTCAAATTCTTTCATAGCCAATTTGGTTGTCTGGATGGGTCACGTAAATAATTAAATGCAACCCAAGGTTTGGACGATATATAACGTTTGTAAGCAGTAAAAGTGTCAATGCTTGTGTCATATTTAAACTCATCGGGTCCTGCAAATGCGAATGATTTTGGTCTTTCGCAAGATGGAAACATAATATCAGCATACTCAATAGTATGCTGACAACTATGGACTTTGTTATACCTATGAGTATACTCTGCACATAATGCAAGACCATGTTCTATTAACCAATAGAAGTTAGTCTGTGCCCAGATAGTACAAGGATGATTACGAAATGCACCTTTGTCTGTTTTGTATGGTTCGCCATTAAGTTTAGGTAATGTGCCAAAACCATGACCCCACTTCTCTGATGCAACAATAGATAACATTTGACATGTCTCTAGTGGCATCTTGACAATATGTTTGTCAGGTAAGCATTGAGCAGACTTATAAGGTGATGGGTCAGTAACAAAGATATTCATAATAAAAATGTCTTACTTTTATTATAGCACATTATTATTCTTTATCAATATTCTTTATAAATTCTTTCTTTTCGTAATCAAAATTAGGATGTGGTTGTGCAGGTTCCCAAGGATTCTTGGATGTATTTTTAAGAACAATAAATTTATCTTTTGCAAAAGTTCCTGCAATTTGTACTTCAATATCATCACCATCTTTCCAGTTAATTTCACCTTTCAAGTTAGTATGTAACATTGCCTCTTGAATTTTATCAATAAGTTCTTGTGTGAGTTTCATTCGTCAGGTTGTATTCCGTATGGTGTTAAATCATATTTTACTTTAGCAATACCTTCTTCTTTCTTTCTAGTAGGTTCTCCTATCTTTGCTAAAATATCAGCAGGTATTTTCTTTTTAGTAATATCATAGGGTATAGGTGCATTTGACACACATACCCTTACACATTCCCATTCTTCTTCAGTGAGAGAATAGTTCACTTCTTGAAAACTCCTAATTTTGATAGAAGATAGATTGATAAAACTGTCCAGAATACCACTTCTAGTCCTATGTTGTTCATCCGTTAAAAGTTGAGTCAGGTTCTAGTGCTATAAAATATTTAAGATTATATTGCTTGTTTGTAAACTCAGAAAGTAATTTTGAAGATATGACAACATCATAAGGACCAGGTATAATCTTTATGTTTTCCATCTTAAAGTTTAACTCAAAAGCACTATCAGTTTCTCCAACATAAATCGAATATTCATTTGAAGTATCATTCTTTTTATCACGAACAACCATATGTATCTCATTATTTTTTCCAATAACAGATAAATCAGGTAGTTGATAAACTGATGCTGCTTTTACAAGTTTTTCAAGTGAATTACTTTCAAGTTGAAAACATATTTCTTGAGTTGGTAAATTAATCTCCTTATCTGGTGGAGCAATGATTACCTGTGGGTCTGCATAGAAATATTTAACTCTTCTCTTACCCTCTTTGATTGTAATATGTGAATCTTCTGTGAAATCAAGATTTGGATCTTGATGTAAACTTAATCCATTTAGAAATTGATTGAGATCATATATTGCAACGTCTCTTGGAAAATCTTCTGGGATATCTGCTTCCGCTAATATATTCTTTGCAACTGATATAGTGCGAAGTTGACTTCCCTCTTTTACAAGTATTGAATTGTTGATTCCTGCGAAGTTCTTAAGAACTGTGAGTGTGCTGTCTGATAATTTCATGAATTCCATAATTAAGGCATGTTGTGGTCGATTTCGTCAATGTTTCCAGTTGACATAGATGGTTTACCGTAGTGCCCATCAAAATGTAATAATAGCATAGCATAATGTATGACTTTCATCAAGTCTTTTGTATTCTTTCCGTCTTTGTTTCCATACCTACTTCCATATTTTAGTATGTTTGCCTGACAAAAACCTGATGCTAAATCTTTAGATGCCATCAAGTCAATTGTCTGAACTTTACGAAACTCATGTGAGTTGCCTGTGTAATGTCCTTGATATGTTCCAGAGACATATTCTTCAATATCTTTTAGAATCTCTTCTTCATGATATTTGTAATAGTGTGCACTCTTTGGTTCGTAATCTATTCTGTCTGCCATTTGATATGGGGTATAATAATGAGCATACTGGTCATCTATATCTGACATATAATCAGCAGAACAACTCATCGTATACTGATCTTCATAATCAAGTCCATCAGGTTCAAATGGTTTTCTTACTCTTTTTTCATCCATAGGTAAAAAGAAAATCGTTGACTAGACTCTCTGCTTTGTCTTTTCCAAACTTACCAGACAGATATCCTGCCACTGGGTCAAGTTTAGTCATATATGCATCAAAATCTTTATATTCACTGGTTTCAATTCCAGTGGGTTTCTCTAATTCTACCATCTCCTTGTACTTTGTCAAGTAGGTTGTGAACATTTCTAGATGTTCATCAACTTCATTAGCAGTGCATTTTGCGATGTAGATATTATCAGAGAAATGATTACCTGGTTCAAAGAAACGATAATCTCCTTCACTCTTTGGTAAACCGTCAACTGAGAAAGGATATTTTTCTTTTGGGTGTTGAAAGTCAAATACAATAATAACTTTCTTCTCAAAAAATCCCATCAAATCCATACCAAAGCAAGGTAGATTACTGCCTGTCTTAGGATAGATTATAGTATTGTAGATACATGACTTATCACTCCATATATCTACCTCTCTAGACTTAATAAAGTATGGGTTGGTATAGGTTCTAGCAGTTAAGTTAGTACCTTTACCTTCCCATGATGCCCATTCGGACTCAAACTTTAGGTCTGGAAATGTTTTATACAGAAGGGACTTGTAGTTCTTCCATAGGTTCATTAGGTGTCTCTCCTCCAAAGTTTACATCAGCATCAACCTTATCATATAGATCAAGGAAGGCCTGTTTGGTTTCATCATCAAAACGATTTACACATATCTCAATCGCTTTCTCTTTGTTTTTCCAGATGGAATATGCCTTTACGATATGAACAAGGCGTCTTGTAGAAATAACTTCCTCAACACCACCATCAAAGAATGTTTTACGGATAATGTCTCCCCAATCAACAAGTCTCTTACAGAAATCTTTATCATCACATAGAAGATTTAGTATCTTTTCCTCAGTTTTTGGGCTTGGATAAGATTGCTCGAAGGTTGCTGGGAATCTTTCGAGGAAGGCTTCGTTAAGCACGTTAGTTCCAATAAACCTTCCGTCGTCTGAGCCTTTACCTTTAGTATTAGCGGTTGCGATAACATTGAATCCTTTCGCTGGTTTGACATATCTTCCAATCTTCTTAAGGAAGACTCCAGTTCCCTCAAGGATGCTTTGAAGGCAGAGGATTTTGTTTGATGCAAGGTCGATTTCGTCAAGTAACAATATTGCTCCTCGTTCGAGTGCTTCAATGACTGGGCCATTATGCCATACGGTCTCGCCATTAACAAGACGGAAACCGCCAATAAGATCATCTTCATCTGTTTCAATAGTAATGTTTACACGAATGAGTTCTCTACCAAGTTGAGCACATGCTTGCTCTATAGAGAATGTTTTACCGTTACCTGATAATCCTGTAACGAATGTTGGATAGAATTGCTTTGATTGTATAATCTTCTTAACGTCGTTGAAACTTCCAAACTTAACAAAAGTCTCATCCTTTTCTGGAACAAGATTTCTCTCTGCTACTGGTTGACCAGATGGTGCTGCAAATGATCTCTCGATCTTTTCAACTGCTTTAGTTGTAACTTTAAGATTCCACTTACCCTTAGATACCTTATGCTTTTGTATCTTTCTGGTAACTGTGGAGTATGCAATATCATTCATAGCACAGAATGCTCTGATATCAGGAGTAGTAAACTCGTTACCGTAGTTACTTCTTAATCCGTCGATAACCTGTTGTTCGGTCATTTTAATCTCAAAAGGTTTGAAAGTCATGATGTAATTGTTTTATCTATACAACTATTATAGACAAAAAAAGGAGGTGAAACACCTCCTAGTGGACACTTTGTTAACTGGTTTATGATTTGGAGTCAATAAATGCTTTTAATTGAACGACTAATTTAGCATGAGTTAATCTTCTATCGAGTTCAATGCCATGCTCTCTACCTAACTCTTCTAGTTGAATCTTACTTAACTTCATCAACTCTTGCTTAGTTATACCACCAGTAGATATTTCATCAGCAATTTTTTCCTCTGGTCTTGGTGGCTCCTCAACAACTGGTTGAGGTGTTGTGATAGGAGTAACTACAGTTTCTTTACCTCCTATAAGATCTCCAAATCTGGTCATTTTCTTAATACTATGTTCAAAGCTATTTATCAAGCAACAAACTCTATAAACTCACTTAGTATCTTCTTGTTCATCTTCTTACCCTTGAGACTCTTGAAGAATGCTTTCTTGATGTCTGTCTTGGTTGCATCCTCCTTGACTTCAAAGGTATCATCACTATCAAGTGCTGAGGCAGAGAGTCCAAAGTATACATGATATCCAGACTTCTTGATTGCAAATGATTTCTCCTTTCTCCAGACTTTCATAATCTTTTCAAGTTCATCACCATACTCAACATATCTCTTAGCAAAGTATGAAGCTTCTCTTGGAGGTAGTATTCTGAAACCTATGAAGTTTACATCAGTGAACTTATCCCTAAGATTTTGAAGTAATACATCGGTCATGGTGAAAGAATTATCATCAAATGCATATGTATTACCTGTCTTTCTATCTCTAAGGATGCAGTTCTCTCCTATGTAAGAAGTTCCCATATATTTTTCACACTCTTCACCCCATCTATGTGAGAACTCATGATGAAAACGTAGAGGATGTGCTTCACCATCAGTGAGAATTACACATTGAACTTTCTCAACCTGATTATCTTTTTTGAACTGTGGTAATATCTCATGTAGACAAACCAATGTCTCATTCAAGGGAGTTCCTGATAGACCCATTCCTAATGGAATATTGTAGTAGTTTGTATACTGCCAAGCAAGTGCTTTAGCAATCAGATATATGTTCTCCATCTGAGACTCAAGAGTCTTTGTGTTTACTTTATGTGTAAGGAGATTCATCAATGAGAAAGATCCATCTATTTGTGCTACACCTTCCTTGACCTCATAAGATGTTTTAGTATTTGGATTTGGATAACAATTTGTAAATGCATAAACTTCAAATGGTACTTGGATCTTTCTACAGAACCAGATTAGATTGTAAAGTTGCTTGACGGTATCTAACATTACAGAGTTCATAGAACCAGACCAATCAAGTATGAATACTAATCCGTGATTCTTACCATCTGGAAGAACTGTGACTTTCTTAAATAGATCCTCATTATATTTGTATGTGTGAAGTTTAGTTGTATCAAGAACTCCTGTCCTTGATGTAGCAGCACGAGCATATGCAGATGCTGACTTCTTCATTTCAAACTCTTTTACAAGATAGTTGACTTCTTTCTGTGCAGACTTCTTGAAATCTTTAAAATCTTTTCTTGCATCATTAAGAGATTCAAGAACGTATTTTGAAGGATCATATTCCGACTCAAGATACTGATGTGTTTTTTTATTTGTAATCTGATCACTCCACTCAAGTTCTATACACTTGTGAATGTGAGCATTATCTATGATGATATGACCAGTGTTAACTTGAGGTAATTCAAAGTATTCGTTCTGGACGGAATCAGATCTGTTTAGATTTTGTATTGATCTATCTAATTCAGTTGCAGAACTAATCTCTATTCCTCCTTCTCCTCCTTCAATCTTTTGTATTGCTGCATCCAACTCCGCTGCAGGGATCTGAGATATAGAAATATTTGATGAAGGTTGATCTTCAAAGTCGGACTCATCGTCTTCTTCTTCTGCATCTACTGCCTGATATTGTGTATCGTTATTTATTTCTTCATCAGAATTCCCATCACTTGAACCACCAAGTCCACTACCTGATCCACCAAACATTTGTGCTTGCTCCTCTTCCTCCATCTTCTGCTCTAACTCTTTCTTCATATCTTCTATCTCTTGCTTACAATACTCATGAAGTAATTTAGAAACATCAAGTACATCTTCAAATGTTTCTGTAGCACCAACCATAGAAAGTAATTCCTTCTCACGATCATTCTTGAGGGGAATATCATTGTAGTTACCAATCTTGTAGTATAGGTTTACACGATCAGCAAAGTTGAATGTATTTAAGTTCTTACCTTGAATCTTGAAGAAGTCTGAATCACTTAACTCATGATAACCTGAGTAGAAAGTCTTTGATAGTCCTGCATACTTTCTCTTCATCATCTTTTCGATGCGAGCATCCTCTACAACATTCACAATACCCATCGGTATGTCTATCTCTTCAAACCAGTTACTATCAGGTGTGAATAGTGCGTGTCCAACCTCATGACCTACAAGTGCGTCATATACGTTGTTGCTTGCCTTGTCCCACATTGGTAGTGTAAGAACACGAGTGTGTACATTGAAGGATGCGGTATCAACCTTCTTACTCTCTACTATGAGATCTTCTGTTGCTAGTAACTTAGCGAGTTGTCCTTTTACTTCGTGTCTTACAGTCATGTGCTTAATTATCTTATACATCTATTATAATGACGAAACCGCCCCTTGGGACGGTTGAGTAGACACTTTATTAACTGTCCACGACGTTTCTTCGCTTGTCGTAGAGCTTGTGGTTTTAATTTTCTTTTCTGGGGTTTACCAGAATTGTGTTGCCAATTAGGTGTGTTCATGTCACTATTTGAGAGAATCCTTTTACTTTATCAAATTTCAAGACATTTTCAAACTTGTCCTGCATATCTATCTTATGTGAGATAACAAAGGTATTCGCATCTTTAATTATAAATCTTATGATTTTAAGGAAATCATCAGTACCAAAAGTGTCCAGTGAACTATCGAATACCTCATCCATGATCAATAGATTAGTATTAACTGAGTTCTTGACTCTTGCTACTTCTCTCCAAGTGAATAGTAATGCTAGATCAATTCTCATCTTCTCACCTTCACTAAATGAACTATAAGTAAAGTCCTCATGTAAGGGAGATTGAATTGTTTCACTAAACGCTTCATCAAGTTGGAAGTTGATATAAAATTCCATCTTCTGAAGAAAACGATTCACTTGCTGATTTATGAATGGAAGATATTTTTTGATGATCTTTGTTTTCACCCCATCGTCTTTTAACAGTGAATATGCAAAGTCATGGTATTGTATATCTTCCTTTTGTATTGATAACTCTTCGGTAGTTTTGTCGAGATTTCCTTTAAACTCTTTTAATTTCTCATGTTCAGTATTTCTGTTTTTAAGTTGACTGGTAAGTGTTTGAATTTCAGATTCAAGGTTTCGGATTTGTTTCTGGTTGAGATTAATCCTAGTGTTGTTCTGAGAAATGTCATGGTTGAGTTTAGTAATCTCCTTTGATAATTTGTTGAAGTGACGCTCTCGGTTTTGCTCTTTATTGATGGTCTTTTCAAGGTCTTCGTAACCCTTCTTAAGTTCCTTCGCTTTAGTTTGAACGTCATTAATTCTATTTAATCTGAATGATTCTTCTATAGGTTGAGTACATGTAGGGCATGATACATTTTCAGTAAAGAACTTATGTTCCTTAGTAAGGGTTGATACTTTATTAGATATTTTACCTTTTAGATTGTTAAGTTTCAGTAACTTTTCACTAGCACCAGTTACCTTTTCTTGATCTTCTATAAGACCAGTTACCTCTAAATCTAGTTCCTCATTAGTAAGAACATATTCATCAGTCTCTCGAATCAAATTATTAATATTTACTTTATTCTTCTCTATATTCTGTTTTCCCATGTCTTCAAGTTCAGTAATAAACTTTTTTTGCATATTCATCTTATCCTTAATATTATCTCTTTTAAGGTCTAAGGACTTGATATTATTTTTCTTTTCACGTATTCTATCCTTTATCAAATTATTCATCGCAGAGAATATGCGTATATCCAGTAAATCCTCTATCACCTCTCTTCGATTAGGTGACGATAATTGCATGAAAGGGACAAAAGAACTACTACCTAATATAACTATCTGAGTGAAAGACTTATAATTCAGTTTCAGTATACCTTGCTCCAGTATCTTCTGCATAGCACGATCATCTGCTTCCTTATGAAGTTCAACACCATCAACTGTTATGTTGAATATACTTGGTTTGATACCTCTTTGAACCTTATATTGTTTTGTATTAATACTAAAATCTATCTCTACCTGACACTCCCTTTCATTAACTGCATTTACTAATTGTGATTTGTTAACTTTACGAAATGGTTTATTGAAAAGAACAAAAGTAAGTGCGTCTAAGATGGTAGACTTTCCAGCACCATTTGTTCCAATCACAAGATTGGTAGGACTACTCTGAAAATCAACTTCTGTCCAATGATTTCCTGTGGAAAGAAGATTCTTCCATTTAATCTTTTGAAAAGTTATCATCTAATTTGTTTGGCGGTATAACAATGTCTTCAGGTTTTATCACTGCATATCTATAATTATACATCTTACACGTACGAATTGCAAGTCCTTCTTCAATTTCTACAACAGAAAGAGAACGATCCTCATCTGCCATCAATTGCATAGCGTATCTGTCCGCATCATCCTCCTCTTCAAAGAAGAACAAAACATTTTCACCTTCTTGATTTTCTACTGCGTAAGCACCCTGCTCCGCACTATTTTTACTTGCTAAGATAAACACTACTCTACCTCACAGGCTTCGGAATATATCTTCTGTAAAATACCTTTAACAACGGATTTATCACAATCCATATCACTCTCATCAATATATCTATTCAAAATTGATATTGTATTCTCAGTTTCCTCTACTTCAAACTCCTCACTCTCCTGTATCGCAAAGTTTTCTACGATCTTTAACTCATGAACTCCTACTGAATATAACTTATCAAGAAACTTTTCAAATTTCTTCTGTTCAGTTTTTTTACGAACAATTACTTTTACTATTTTATCCTTATATTCACTAGCATCAAACAATTGATGTGGTGTATCCTCATAGTATACGTTGTAAAACATTCTATATGGATTATCTACATGAAAATGATCAGTTGTCTCTGTATCAAATATAGTAAATCCTCTAGGATCATTTACATCATTCCAGAACATCTCATATGGATTACCTAAGTAATATATTTTTCCATTATCAGATCTTGTATGATAGTGACCAGAATATACCTTATCAAATTTATCAAAGATATCAATATCCATACCATCTTCCATCACATGACCACGATGTGCTCTAAATCCATTCAACTCCAAATGACCCATAGCAACTTTTGATTTACTACTTTTGATTGCATCAAATGAAGTTTCTTCATTTTCTGAATTAATCCAAGGTATTAGTAAGACACTTAGATTACCTAACTTAATTTCTTCTGTCTCTGCATAGGTTGTAATATTATCATACTGCTTCAATAATAAATCAATGGTATTGATCTCATTTGTATCTTTATAATATGCTGTATGATTTCCAACCACGGTATGAATTTGAATACCCATATCATGAAGAATATCATAATAATTATTTCTTGCCCAATCTATCGCCCACAAATCAATAGTTCTTCGATTATCAAAGGTATCACCCATATCAATCAAAGTCTTAATATTATTCTCCTTCAAATATGGAAAGAATACATCTTGATAGAATCTTCCATAATAATCATGCAGTATTTTAGAACTCTTTCGGGCACCAAAATGCTGATCAGTAATGATCGCAACTTTCATCTGTTATTATTCTTATATGTAATGTTATCTTTAATTGTATTATAATCAGAACTACTACCTGCTAATGAATTATCATCAACTGCCATAACTTCATCAAATCCAGTCTTTTCAATAATCTTAGTTTTAATTTCTAATTGTTTCTTTTCCTTTTGAATACGTCTCAGAAAGGCATAGTGTATTATCTGTGTAAAATATGCAAATGGATTCTTAGACTTCTCAGGATCAAAGTTATGAATGTATTGGACACAGTTTTCAATTCCATCAGATATCATATCCTCACGGAACATATAATTAACAAAGTTTGGTTTGTATGATAAATGTGTTGCTATCTTCAAAAAACATTCTCCAAGATAGTTTGTGATACGTGGTTTAGGTAAGTCGTTCTCCTTTGCATTAGCAACCTTTGCCCTATAAACAATAAGTGCTTCCAAGAGTTCTCGGTTATTAACGTAGTGTTCTGACTTCTTTCTTACCATTACATTTGATCTCTTTCTATGACTATATTATAACATACTTGACAAGTGTGTGCAAATCATGTACAATAACCTTTGTAAGGTTTGGAGGGATAGGAGTATATTAAGTATCTTTAAAGAGATCTTCTAGTTTCTTACGAGCATCTTCTACGTTAGATATATAACCCATTTGTTTAGTTACTTCATGAGTTTTACCTGAAGTTTCTTCATTTATAAAATCACCAAAGTCAAACTCACCTTCCTGACAGTAAGTTTTATACATAGATATTACCATTTTATCTTTAACTTCGCTCATAGTAATAATTCGATCATATTTGATTATATAAACATCATCACCAGGCACTTCTAACCAAGGTCTGATTTTCATCATTTGCCCTCTACCTGTAGACAAAACCTTCATTACTACAGGATTTTGCATAGTAATTACTGGTTCATTTTCTGTATTATCGACAGAAACTAAAGCAAAGATTTCTTCACCAGTAATTAATTTAATTGTTGCGTGAAAATCAGTCATTACCCTAAGTTATAATTGACTATACATCTAGTATTATTTAGGGGTTGTTCTGCTGTATGCATTAAAAGACCGTCAAAGATTACAACTCTACCTTGTTTGGGTGTAACTCTCTGTTTTATAGTGTATTGATCAGATTCTTTTGTTTCATTGTATATAATTGTATCACCATCACTATCGCAAACATAGTAAAGAACTACAAAAAAATTATCTCTATCGTGGATATCTATGTGTGGAGTATCTACATCTGTATTTTGTAAGTTTAACGGCACTTGTAAGAAAGACCGACCTTGCAATACATTTACATCCATTATGCCTAGTTTTTTACAAGCATTTTGTAATATGAATACAAATAAATCATGAAATCTACTTACTTGTTTACCTGTTAATTTTTCTTTTCCTTCATATGCTACATATTCATGTGTAAATCCAGGTCTTCTCTGACTTCTTGGATCTCCTTCATCTACAGTAATATCATCTATGTAATACCACGGAAAAGGATATTTACCATTATATTGATAATCACTTACTAATAAATTTTTAATATCATTTTGAAGATTTAAATCAATAATATCATCAAAGACATATATTTTTTCATTTAGCATTATTTTTTCAAAGGTATGTTAACTATATCATAGTTGAAATTCTCTTCATTGTAAATCTTTATTCTTTCTATAAGATGATTTAATGTATAATTTCTTCTTGACTTATAACTGATATCATCTGCAATATCATATAATGTCGCTTTTGTTTTATTACTTCCCTTTCTTAATACTCTACCAATTGATTGGAGATTTCTTATTCTAGATTTTGAAGGAGATGCAAAAATTACATTGTGCAAGTTCTTAATGTTAATGCCAGTGGAAAACGTCCCGTAGGATGCAACGATAATCGCATTATTCTCACTTTCAGTGATTTCTCGTATCTTCTCTCTATCTTCGGTGGCAACCCCACCATGAACAAAAAACACATGACGATTATTTGTAGTATTGTTATTTATCATGTTAAATAAAGGTTCTCCATGACCCTCCACTCTCGCAAACAGTATGAGTGTATTACCTTTTAGATCAAGAGCTAGATTGTTTATAAATCTATTTCTTTGGTTATGAGTGATAATATATTGAACTTCATCTTCAAAAGTCTCAAACCTGTTAGGTGGATGTTTAAGTAATAACACATTTATATCTAAGGATGCAACGTGACCCTTTTTCATGAGTTCGTCAGTCTTGATTATTTTGTAAGAAGGTCCGAATAATCCCTCTAATACCCACTTGTGAGTTTGTGATCCACTTAGTGTTCCTGTAAAACCAAACCGATACTTAGCATCTCCAAGTTTTCCCATTATAGATACTAATGACTTTGATTTAAACTGGTGAGCCTCATCCCCAATCACAACAGAGAACCTATCAAAATACTTTCTGGGGAGTTTGTAGATTGATTGCCAAGTAGTAATTATGACTTGAGAGTCCGTCTCTCTTTCTTTTCCTGCATATATCTTGTGGCAGTATGAACCAACGTCCCATCCATAATCTGCAAAGTCTTTATACATCTGCTCTACTAGGGAAGTCGTCGGAACGACTATCAGAATACTTTGCTGCTTCTCAACGTAATATCTCACAATCGAATATATCATTAACGACTTTCCAGAGGCAGTTGGAGATATCAGTAGTTTTCGATTATGTCTTAAAGCGTCGTATACTCCCTCTATCTGATACTCTCTGGGGGAGTGCTTACAAATAGAGTACATATAATCTTTAACACCTTCCTTTGAAATGAATTCATTTACCTCAAAAGGAAGACCATAGAACTCGCTTTCTTTAAATTGATATGTATATTCGTGATCCTTACAAAACTGTACCACCCTGTCTAAGAGTCCAACGTATATCTGTCCA